AGAGGCAATTGACTTAACATTAAAAAGATATGCACCAGAATATTTTGAATTATGACTACCAATAACCTAATGTTCTGCGAAACCTGCCGATCTTACCGTAGGCATACTTTTGTAACCAACACTCCTATATGCACTAATTGTATTGGTGAAAACAAAAAAGCGAATAGATTTTCATTACTGAATTATTTCGTAGTTTTGAGAAAAATTTGTAATGAGTTTCTTACGTCTACGGGACTATTTCACCGAAATCAGGGAACAAGACCTTGATGTTATCCTAAAACAGCTAACCCAAAGCACCTCCTTCACCCCCGATAAAGTACGTGAAGAGAACGAAAAGAACACCCAGGAGATCGTAGAGACAATGATACGCCATCGCTACGATGTGCGCAAGATTTTCAAAGACATCCTCACCTTTAATCTCACCGATACCTTTCAAATAAATGACCTTGTAGAGTACTCAGAACCCGCTTACGATCCGAGTATAACTTACACAACAGGCGACAGGCGTAGCTTTTCTCAGACTACCAACGGAGTACTTTTGGATGATATTTTCGCAGCCAATACTGATATAGGAACACCGGAAGCTTTTGATCCTACCAAGTGGGATAAGGTAACTGAGAACTTTTCGCTTTTCTTTGCCCTACAGCCCACAACAGGAAACCTACCCGACACTGCTTTTAGCTTTACCACTAATAACTTTACCGGAAATCATGAACTCATCGGTTCATGGGACAAAACCAGAACCATTTTTTTGAAGAGAATAGAATCCAGGATTAAGATTTACTACACTTCAGCAAACCGCGACAACGATACTGATTCAATAGGAATAGTAGACTTTAATCCTGATATCTTGGAAGAGTTTGGAAATCACGACCATCACCACGATCACCAGTTAAAACAGCAAGACCATATAAGCGGACATCACGGCCCGACATTTGACCCTGCTATCAAGTTATTCCCTACCAACATACCAATTCAATTCGGAACAGATACCGAGAACTCTTTAAGTGGAGACTTGAGTATTATAGGATTTATTCCAAAAGATACTGAATGGGATGTAGCACCTTCTAATTTCTTTACCAAAGGTGATAACCGAAGCAGGTTAATGAAGAAGATAGTTGTTAATCTGGCTATCTTTGAGCTTCATAAGCTGATTAATCCTAAGAACATTCCCGATCTCAGGGGTGAGGCGAAAGATGATCAAATGGCTCTACTCAACGACATAAAAAAAGGAACTATAAGCCCTGATTTACCGATCTTCTTTGAAGAAAACAAGGGGCAAACCATCACGCATAACAGTAATCTTAAACTAAGGCATCAATATTAATTATGGAGAATTTACAAATAATTACAAAGCGTCCTGATAGCATGTACTTTATGGAATATCAAAGACTAAGGCGTGAATCAAACGATAAAATTAAAAGTTATTTAAGGGGTACAATTTTATGGGATACTCCTAAAAAGGGGCAATTTAAAGGAAGTACCAAAGAACTAATCCGACAAAGCTAATGGCTTTCAAAACAACACTTTCTTTTTTATTTACAAAAACTACAATTAAGGAGAACCTATCGTTGTGGGTAAAAACATTCGGAAAAACCCTCTTATTTTCAATAAATTGGATTTTAACATTACTACTCATAGTATTAGCAACACCTATTTGGCTTCCAGTAGTAATTTGGAAAACCGGGCTAATAGTTAGTGACAATATAATAAAACATATTACAAGTGATTAAAGACATTAATCATAGATTTACGTCTGATATTCAGAACATTGATAAGAAGCAACCTGAACGCACACGGGTAGCTGAAAGGATAGTCTTGCGCCAACAGATAAGACGAAGAGAGGACGTAGGTGCGTGGCGCAATGCCCTATTGGTAGCTGAAAGCGTAACCAACCCAGACCGTACCGATCTAATAAGAATCTACAAAGACGTTGACCTGGACGGTCATATCACTGGAATAATAAGCTCTATAAAGAACAAAGTAAAGTCTAAGCCTTTTGAGATCGTTAATTCTCAAGGAGAGTTTGATGAGGATAAGACAGCGTTATTTGAAAAGGAATGGTTCTTTAAGTTCATTGACTTTATCGTTGAAGCTCCTTTCTGGGGATATTCCCTAGTTCAGCTAGGAGGCATAAAAGATGACGGATTTCCCGATATTCAACTCATACCAAGAGAATATGTAGTACCTGAATTTGATATCGTTAAAAGGGATTTACACATCACAAGCATAGGAGGTGACACTCAGAGGGTATTCCACTATAATGAAACTCCGCTAAAAGATTGGTTCATATTCATAGGTGAAAAGAAGGACATGGGATTGTTTAACAAAGCCACTCCTCACGCACTGAGTAAAAAGAACCTCTTTACCGAAATGTGGGAATACGGAGAATTGTTTGGTATGCCAATCCGCAAAGGACACACTGATATAAAAGACGAAGATAGAAGAAAGCAAATGGAGAGAATGTTTGAACAGGGCGGGAGTGCATTATGGATGGTTGTTGACACAGATGATAAAGTAGATTTTATAGAAAGGGGCAGCGGCGATGCTACTAAAGTATTCATAGCACCTATCAAGTTAAGTAACGAAGAAATATCCAAAGCCTTTGCCGGACAGGTAGCTACGTTTGATGAAAAGAGCTTTGTGGGAAGTGCGGAGGTTCAGGAGAGAATATTTAATGAGTTCATCATAACCAAGATGCGTAATACCAGGTTTATCATAAACAACCAACTCATTCCCCGAATGGTTCGTCACCGAATGATACCGTCTGGATTCTCTTTTAAATGGACAGCAGAAGAAATACTATCTATTAGTGACAGAGCTAAGATAATCACTGATTTGACTAAGGTGGGATATGCATTTACTCCCGAAACGGTTACTGAGAAGGTAGGCATTAAGGTAGAAGATTTCAGCGCACCCGCACCGAGTTCACCAGTGGCAATGAGTACGATAATGAATGAAGTAGATGCTCTCTATCGTAATGAATTATATAAAGATTTTATCGGATGAGCCGCACCATAAAGAAAATATTTGATGAGATAATAACTGAAAAGGAAACTTTCAGCAGTTTAGATGGGTTAGAACCTCCTGTTATTCCCGATCCTTCACAGAGCTTACTTACAGAACTTACATCTACCTCTAAGGTAGCAGTATGGCAATTAAAGTTCTGGGTACAGGCAGTAGCCATATTCATTCACGAGGGTTTCTTTGATGTATTCAAATCTGACGTAGAAACAAGAGCCTTAGAGATCATTCCAGCCACAACGAGGTTTTATGTCCTTGAAAGCTTTAAATTCCAATTAGGCGATGAGTTAGTATTTATAGACGGTACATTTAAGTTTGAAGATTCCACTTCCGCATCCGCTTTAGCCAAACAAATTATAAAACAAGCATCCGCAAGAGATATTAACGAGGTTGTAACTATCAAGATAGCTCAGGACGATGGTTCAGGCGGATTAGAGAAGCTTTCAGCACCGGACAAGACCGCATTTGACGCATATATTGAAAAGATAAAAATAGCGGGAATAAAAACAATTATTATAAGCGACGATCCCGATATTTTAAAACTAGCTTATACGATTGAGTTTGATCCATTGGTCATGAAAGATGATGGTACTTTAATTGAGGATGGCACAAGCCCCGTTCAGGAAGCTATTGACGCCAATATTGAAGGATTAGACTTTGATTCTATATTCAGGGTTCAGGATTTAACAGATTCCATACAAGCAGCCAGGGGGGTTGTTAATGTTATAGCTGATGTGGTAGAGGCTAAGTTTGGACTGCTTGACTTTACTGATATATTGGCAGTACCAACAGAGATTTATCTACCAAATGCAGGATATTTAGTTACTGAGCCTTCACCTATAGTTATTTTAACTCCTGCGCTTTATAGTAGTTCAACAGCTTATACGGTTGGTGAACAAGTGAGATTTGAAGGAAGTGGAATCTTCAAACTTAAATGTACCGTCTATAAATACTAACTCATCGCCTAATTGGAATTTAAAGCTTTCAAGGACATAAAACCTCGTTGTGGCTGGAATGA